AAATTGCTCGATAAGTTCTTGGTTTGTATACATTTTTTCCTTTCTTTTTCTTATTAACTACGTTTTCTTCATCAATCATAGCATTTCTGATTTGCTTTCGCTTTAACATAAAGTAATTATACAGCTTTTCTTTTCCACTTGCGACCAATTGTTCCACCCTTACGATTAAGTCCCCGCATCCGCTCTTTACTTTTATAGACATGGTCTAACTCACCAACTGTCTTTTTCTTGTGGCAATCAATACACAGTGTTTGACCATTATCTACATTCCAAAAGTCAGGACAGTCTCTAGCCTGTTGTACAGATTTAATAGTGTGTATCTCCATAAGTTTATGAAACATCAGTGGGTAGTGGTCAGCATTTAACCTACCTCCACGTTTACCACATGATTGGCAGGTATAATCATCTTTAACATAAACTTTTGTTCGCCATTCGATATAAGGAACTATCCTTCTAATTTTTTCCGCTAGTGGGCTTATACCACCTTTCCAGTTACTATTCTTTTCCCCAGTTATTCTGGGGTCATTTTTCTTAAAAGCCGTTTGATTAGGTGGCTTTCCAACTCGAAATTTATTTTCCTTTAGTTGACAATCCCTAGAACAGTATTTGGGCATCATTTTAGGGTTTTCTAAACCCTTTTTATACGCATAATCACTTCGCCAAAACTCTTTGTTACATCTAACACAATTAAAATAATGGCGACTATGACTTTTTGTAGTTCTTTTTTTACCTAACCAATAACCACCCTCACCTTTTAAGAATTTTCCCATAACTAGAAAAGCCCCTTTCAGGGCTAATTCTAGGACAATCTTATTTAATTGTCAAGAGACTGTTCCCGTCAACTGACGGTTCCGACACCTAAGATTACAAATCTAGGAGCATCGTTAGCATTCAAGAATCCTAACAATCTAACAACGAATCTCAAAGCAGTACCATCTTGAGTAGCCAGGTTGAAATCGCTTCCACCTGCATCTTTAACAGTAGCTTCTCGAAGGGCGGTAACTACCATACCTCTCTTTGTGTAAAGAGTGTAGTAGGATAGATCGCCATAAACTGCTTCAGTTCCCGGGTTTGGAACGTCCGAAGCCTTATTAAGAACTCTAGTAAAGACGATCGGAGTACCCCAAGGAGTAGCAGGGTTGTTGTTGTTTGGAACCCAACCCGCGGCCGTGTTCAAACTACCTGCAATGTAATGGTCATTAGTAGTACCTACAGTTTGGATCAAGTAGTTCCAAGTCTGTCGGCGCATATACCATTTGTAGTTTGAGCTATCGATACCATCCTCGATTGCGTTTTCAGCATTAAGGATATCACCCCAAGTTATTGTGCTACCAGCACCACTAACAGGTTCAGTAATCACCCCAGAAGTGTGAGCAATACCGCTAGTTGCATTGGTAAAGACAATTTGATCCTGAAGTTTCGCTAAGGCACGAGCCATTTCACGAGTTACCAATCCCCAGAAGTCTATAGCTGAATCTTCTGTGAGTTCGTCTGTTGCAGTAACTATCAAAGCATACTTGGTAAGGGCTTTAACCTCGCTGTTGAAAGCAAGTTTACCACCGCTTTTAGCACCAGCTTCAGCAGTAGATACGAAGGAAAGCTCATTGGTTATACCAATTTGCTTAACTTGGTTACTTACAACTGTACGGATAGTTGCATTTGCAGCCGCTACACCATACTTAGGTAGGTTTTCGTGAATTGCCGTCTCAAAGTCTGGATAAGGAACCAATACGGCACCATCGGCATCTGTAGTCTCGTTACCATAGTTTGCTTTTTCGCGAACCTCCATAGCATCTTGCTTATACTCATTAAGAGTTATTAGATCACCAGATGCTAATGCTCTTGCAGCTTTAAGCAAGCGCATTTCTTTAGATTCGTGAGCAAATTTTGATTCGATTTCGATTTCGCCAAGTTCGGCACCACCAGCATCAAATGATTTGACTTTAATAGTACCTAACTCACCCTTAGAAGTACCTTTGTCAGCAGCTTCTTTATCCTCACCATCTACAACTGCCTTTTTAGAGACAGTTTCGATAGAGGCTAGAGTAGCTTCGACTGTCTGTTTGATAGTTTCAGCCATATCGGTTTTCATACCCTCTGATACTTTTTCAGAGATAGCCTTTAAAGCATCACCATCAAGTTCGACTTTGGTTTCCTCAACCTCATCAATAACTTCTTCAGTTTTTTCTTTTTCTTCTGTCATTTATGTTCACCCCCTAACTTTTTAAGGATACTTTGAGAATATGAGCTGTAGTGTCAGACTCTTTGCGAATCTGTCCTACAGTCTTGGTAAGAGTAATCTTGTGGATTCTCTTAACCTTCTCAGGAGCAGCTTCGTTTCGGGAAGCCTTGTGGGTTTCCTTTAGAAGTGCAACAAGAGCGTCTAAGTTTTTAATATGAGTTTCTAGTTCATCTTTACTCGATTTTTCAGCAAGATTTTTAACAACAAAGTCTTTATATTCATTTCTAAATTCTTCTTCTGTTTTACCAAGCGACCTAGTAATTAACGCTCCGCGATCAGCCGGTACGGGTACAACTGAAAACTCGACCATCTCTGATTGAAGTATTTTGGTAAAATCCTGCGACCATTCCTTTACTACAACACCAATAGAAACGGCGTTAAGATACCCGCCTTTTATCATTTTATAAACTGTGGCAGCGAAATCGTATTCTTCTACTGCTAATTTGAATTTGGAGATAATCTTTCCGTCTGTTTTTCTAGTGGAAATAGCTTTACCTATAGGAAGTGAGTAGTAGTCGTGTCCATAAAGAACGACTGAATTGTCTTTATAACTTTTAATATCGACACCGGCAATTTCAATTTGCTCGCCTTGTCGATCTACTTGACCGGTATTTATAGTGGCTTCTAAAACCCCATCACCTAAGTCTTTGGTTTCTTCAGCTTCAAAAAGACCTTTAATATATACTTTCTCACCTACTTCTCTTTTTATTGTTTCCATATTTGCATCCTTACATTTCTTGCTACACATAGATTCAGCCATCGCTATTGCCTGGTCCTGATCCATATCTGGATTTTCATCCATAATCTCAGGAATTTTCCTTGAGACACATTCATTCTTTGTCTCATCATCCATCCGGCACATTGGCGATTTAACTGTTTCCATTTTTCCTAAATAAAAACCCCAAAGAACTTGAACCGAATGTTCAAACTATTTGAGGTTCATTGACCTTAGTATTTAATTATCTACTTAATATGTTACTAGCTTCTTGTTTTGTTGTCAAATAAAATTGGGAGAAATATTTAATATTATTAAATTGTTTACAACGAGAGCATTTTATTTCAATATCAGCAAGGTCGCCTTTGAAAAGCAAATGAGAACAGAATTTACAATTATGCTCTTTCATATCACGCCATCAACAATAGATATGTATAAATTGGTTGCCTGCGGTGCTGTTTGCGGTTTGTTTCCTGTGAGCCAAACAATACCAAATTCGGCTATATAATCACCAATAGTATTGGTATCACCGGAGGCCCAAGTATAAGAAATAGTGCCGGCTGGCTTTGAAACAAAAGCTCCGGCGGCAGCATTTATTTTTAAAGTTCCTGTATATTGGTTCCTCATTGAAAAGGAAATAGTCGAAGCATTAGTTAAATCGACTACAACATCATCTTCATCTTTAACCGTTGCCGTAATTATTGGTAGTAAATCGTTTTGCTTAATAACAATTCTATTAGCCATCGCCATCCTTTAATTCAAGTATAACACTATTACTAGTTATTTTATAATCGTTATTGCCTGACTCTGTAATTGTCTCAAGAGTTCCCGATTCTAATTTTAGATCGGGGCGTGAATAAATTTCCTGAATATTGGCTGCAAGTATTCTCGATAAACCCAAAAGCGTTTGATTGGTAACAATCGTAATTCTGGATTTTCCGAGGATTAACCTTAATACATCAACTTCAAAAGTTATATTAGCTTTACCTAGAATAGTTTGTATAGTAGTAGCACTTATATTAGCTAAACCTTGGATTGTTTGGGTAGTCAAAGCCGTAATTCTGCCAAGACCACTAATAATTTGATTAGAAACTATGGTAATCCTTGCCAAACCAATAATGATTTGACTACCTGATATGGTAATCCTTGTCAATCCTTGGATGGTTTGGATAGTGGTAGCAATAATTCTAGATTTACCCAGAATGGTTTGATTGGTAGAGATGGTAATTCGTGCAATACCCAATATTGTTTGGCCTGTGCTAATCGTTATTCTAGAAATACCTTGAATTATTTGCGATGCCAACTTAGTTATTCTCGCTATACCCAGAATTGTTTTTGTAGTAGTTGCGGTGATTCTAGACAACCCTTGAATAATTTGGCTAGAAGTCGCGGTGATTCTAGATATACCAAGTATAATTTGTGAGGAAGTTATAGTAACTCTGGATAAACCAAGAATGGTTTGTGTCGTAGTTTTAAGAATCGAGGCTTTACCTAATAAGTTTTGTATAGATGTTGTAGTAATTCTTGCAAGACCTTGTATGGTTTGCGTAAAAGTATTAACAATCGTTGAAATACCCTGAATAGTTTGAGTAGTGGTTTTTAATATATCAGCCCTACCTAGTAAGGTTTGATTAATTACGCGTGTTATACGGGAAAGTCCGAGGATGATTTTAGTTGTAATTATTGTTATCCGAGAGAGGCCTAATATAGTTTGTCCTACGAGATTTGTAATCCTCGAAAGTCCTAATATGGTCTGGAAAGCACTTTTTTCTATACGGCCTAGACCTAATATGGTCTGTATAGTAATAGTAGTAATTCGTGCTAGACCCAAGATCGTTTGTAACGATGTAGTAACTATTTGAGATAATCCTAATATGGTTTGAGAAACCGTAATAGTAATTCTGGATAAACCAGGTATTGTCTGTAAGGCTGTAGCTGTTATTCGGGATAATCCTTGAATGGTTTGACTGGTGGAAATAGTAATTCGGGAAAGACCAAGAATGTTTTGAGAAGCAGACTTCAATATATCTGCTAATCCAAGTATTGTTTTTGTAGTAGTGGTGGTTACTCTTGCCAATCCTTGAATGGTTTGGGTTGTATCCTTAGCAATACGGGCTAGTCCCTGGATTGTTTTGGTAGTAGTAATGTCAGATACTTGTTTAAACGAGGCGGCCGCTACTGTCCACTCCCCATCTGGGCCTGACCAATTTATTGCTTGATTAGTTGCCGTAGTTTGTATTGCATAAGAGGCACCATTTACCCAAGACCCATCATCGTTATTAAATAAAGCAGTTTCTCCTGTACCTGTTGTAGGGGCTGGCGAAGCATCCCTAACTACAACACCACCTATTATTAGTTCGTTATCTTGAGTAGGAGTTAAACTAACTGTTTGAGCATTTGAATCTCCTATTGCACTATTATGCTGATCTTTAGGTGAAGTCTGGACAACACCTTCGTAAGTTGAAACTATCGTTCTTATCTCTCCACCAAAATCTGCTGAAAGAGTATTGGCTCCAGTAGGAGGATTGACTAAAAACCAAATAGAAACCGCGTGTTCCCAAACGCCAGTGTCGTTATATCTACTGACTGCCTCTGTGAGTGCCTGGCCTCCATAAGAAACATTACTAACAGTATGATTACCACTTTCCATACCAAGAAACACCACGCCCAAAAGGGAATTATTTGAGGCGTTGTTGGTAAAGCTAAAACTTACATTACCGTCTACTAAATTTTGGGCCTTTTCAACAAAAGTAATAGCCATTAATGTTTCCCCTCTTCTTTAACATCTATATTGCCATCGTCAACTTCGATATTTCTATTGCCAGATATAAATTCAATATCTGGATTTAAATTACCTTGTTCGGCAATATTATCTCCATCGGTTAATTGAGATAACCGGGTTCCTAATTCTATATTTGTTGCCTCGGTAGCAAGAATAGTATTTATATTTCTATTAAAAGTAGGATCTGGTATATCGGCAATAACTCTGGCAAGGCCAGTGATATTTTGCAGGGTAGTTGCTTTAATATCAGCAATACCAAGTAAGGTTTGAAGTGTAGAGACTGTAATACGCGCTTTCCCCAGTATTGTTTTAAGGGTAACTACTTGAACCCGGGCAATTCCTAGTATAGTTTGAGTTGTAGTTTTCTTTATAGCCGCTAAACCAAGAATTAATTGGGTTGTACTTCCGGTTATTTTAGCTACTCCAAGAATAGTTTGAATACTAACTAAAGCGATTCTGGAAAGCCCTGTAATCGTCTGTAAGACAGTTTTCTCTATCCTCGATATACCTAATAGGGTTCTTGTCGTGGTTGTCGCTATATTTGCTAATCCTAAAATGGTTTGCAAAGTACTGGCAGTAATACGGGATTTTCCTAGTATCGTCTGAGCTGTACTGATAGTTATTCGTGCCAGACCTAATATGGTTCTGGAAGTAGTAACTGTGATTCTCGCCAAGCCTTGTATTATTTGAGTTGTGGTAGAAGTAATTCGAGCAAGTCCTAAGATCGTCTTGGTAGCAGTTACGGTTGTGGTTATATTAGCGACACCTAAGATTGTCTTAGTTGTACTGGCCGTTACTCTTGCCAAGCCTAGAATAGTATTTGTTGTGGAAATAGTGATACGTGCAAACCCCTGTAAGGTCTGTAGAGCGCTTTTCTCTAGTCTAGCTAGTCCCAATATAGTCTTTGTAGTTGAGGCTGTGAGACGACTTATACCTAAAATCGTTCTGGTAGTAATCGCTGTAATCCTCGCTAAACCATTTATAGTTTGGTTTACTACTATTTGTATCCGAGATTTACCTAGTATTGTTTGCGTTGTACTAATCGTTATCCGCGAAATACCTTGAATTGTCTGGGTAACCGTTCTAAGTATTGAAGCCTTACCTAGAATACTCTGCGTAACACTCGCTGTAATTCTAGCTAAACCTAAAACTGTCTTAGTAGTACTTGCAGTTATTCGTGATAATCCTTGAATGGTTTGACTAGCTGAGGCGGTTACTCTTGATAAACCCTGGATAGTTTTTGTAGTTAGAATAGTAATCCTTGCCTTACCAGTGATAGTTTGAAGTGTTGTTGCAGTGATACGAGCCAACCCCAGAATCGTCTGAGAGGTGGTTACGAGTATTGCTGCCTTACCCAATATAGTTTGTACAGAAGTAGCTGTTATTCGAGCCAGTCCTAAAATCGTTTTTGTAGAGGAGGTGGTTATTCGAGATATACCTTGGATCGTCTGTGCAGTTATAAGAGCAATACGAGAAATACCAAGAATAGTTTGAGTAACAACTTGCTGTATTCGTGAAATACCGAGTATCGTTCTGGCAGTAGTAACCGTTATGCGGGCAAGCCCTAATATAGTCTGTACTGTAGAAGCGGTAACTCTTGCTTTTCCTACAATAGTTTGAACTGTAGCTACGGTGATCCTGGCAAGACCATCTATGGTTCTGCTAACTGTTTTTAATATAGCGGCTTTACCTAAGATCGTTTGGAGTGTAGTTGAAGTTATCCTTGAAATACCAAGTATCGTTTGAGTAGTCGAAGCGGTAATCCTAGATAGACCTAAAATGGTCTGTAGAGTACTAATAGTAACTCTTGAAAGTCCTTGTATGGTCTGTGAAGAGGTTATTTGTATTCTAGCCAACCCAAGTATTGTCTGTGCCGTAGTGGCAGTTATACGGGCTAGGCCGAGTATCGTTTTATTAGTAGAGGCGGTTACTCTAGCTAAGCCGAGGATTGTTTGGGAAGCTACGGCAGTAATTCTAGCTTTACCTAAAACGGTCTGTAATACCGTTACTGTTATTCTTGCCAAACCTTGAATAGTTTGACTAGAGGTGGCTACGCCACCAGCTCTGGTACTTTGACCAAAGAATATACGACCAAAGAAATTGGCTCCGAACATGTCCTAATTATACTTTATTTTTCTTCTGGGAATTTACCCTCAAACAAATCTTTCAATTCCTGCACGGACTCTGCCTGTCCTAAATCCCACTTTTCCTGCCCGTCAAACAATTATTTCAATCAAGTTGTTGCAATAAAAATTCTTCGAAGTACAGGTGGCGCAGTTACAGTATCATCTTCAACTTCACAAATAATTGCCGAAATGTCCCTTTGGCTGGTGCCGTCATTTAATTCTCGGTAGTAACCCACTTCACAAGCATTGAAGGCGGCATTTGTCCAAGCACTAGTACCGTCATAAGGTCTGACTCCATGACACATGCCTTGGTAAGAATAGGCACTTAAACTATTGATAGAAGTCCCAGTCGGTAAAGTTCCTGAATCCAGAAGACCCCATTCATGATTGGCACCTGCATTTAGAGCTACATTTGTCCATCTGATTACAACCGAAACCGCCTGTACCGTGTTTGGCCCAGAATAGTTGCTTAAAGTATGCCAATCTTCCCTTTGGTTGGGAGAACCACTGGGAGTCTCGTTATAAGTTGTCGCATCATCAGGCGGCCATTCGTCCACATTTTGGTAGTTTGAACCTGCACTTGGTGTAAAGTCGGCTTTGGTTCCTGCCCCCGTTACTATAGCCGTCTGGTAAATCGATCCAGGCCCGCACCAGCTGTTGTTGTCAGATCCTACATTATTATTAAGAGCAATATCATCGTAATACCAAGTAGCAGTACCGCTTCCTGCAACAAGAGAAATCATCCCAGTATCAAATATTGCCCAATTAGAAGTAGCTACAAGTGGAGTCTTGGAACCAGAACCAAGTTCCGAAGTACTGTCCCCATCATAAATTTTGGCGGTTACGGTTCCAGCGGGGTCTCCGTCAACTCCGCCTATCTCAAGCCTATACCACTTGGTGAAATCGGTAATTGTGTAAAAAGTTGTCGGCCCGCTTCCTGCCCAAAGCTGAATCTGACATTCGTTGTTAACTTGGGTTAAAGTACGAATGTAGACGATATTTCCAGCACTGCTATTTCTAATAGCAGCGATTATAATAGCGTGGGTAGCCGTGGAAAAACCAGATTGAAGTTTGAAATAAAATCGGGCGTATTTTTCCGTACCCCCTGAAATACTCCAAATTCTTGCACCAGAAGTTACTCCATTTCTGACAAAAGCAATCCCGTTTGATCCTGAGGCTTTATCAATTTGCAATCCATAACTTCCGCTTCTTTTGGCAGCGGTGGTGATGGAAAGAGAACCTGGTGAAGTGGTAGAAGTAGAATCAAAAACTGCGGTATCACCAGTCTCAAACCCTGTCAGAAATTTTCTTGCCATTCTATAACTCTCCTTCGACAACCGCAACTTGGTAACTCTGCCACCAGTTTATCGGCAAGTTGCCTTCTACATTTCTAATAAGGGCAACAGTTATTTTAACGGGATTTATCGAATGGACTTTAACCATAAGTCTATCACTTGACCCTTTACCCCACTCAGCTAGTTTTGAATTGAGAGTTTCTTCTATCTTTTGAATTGTTCCTTTGGGAAACTTATTACCAGTAAAATCAAAAAGGATATTTCCATCAGTGGTAATAATTTTTAAGCCGTCTTGAGTATCAATCGAAGATATTTCTTGTATTTTAATCATAAGTATATCTAAAAGTTACTTGTAATTCTGTAACTGTGCCTGTTTGAGCCGTAGTTTTTAAAACCAACCATGAATCGGCAGGAATTGTGGCATCATTAAACGAAGTCAAATTTTGTCCTGTTGTGGTATTGGTTATTGCAGTTGCCGATGCCAATATATCCGTAGCACCGCCACCACCCGAACGGCTTGTATTATGATAAGGATCGATAGTTACGGAAGGAGATGTTCCTACAACTGTCGCCTGTATCTCTTTTATTGTTACGGCAGAAAAGAAAAAACAAATGGCAATATCTTCACTTGCAGTTGGATTTTCTATAGTTATTGAAACTATTTTTTCTCTGGTTTTCCATGCAACATCTGTTCCATCTGAGGTTAAAACTCGATCGGCAGCTCCCACCACAAACTCATCCCATTTAGGGGTAGAGTTGCCGTAGATTAAGGAGCCACGGGTTACTGTTTGGGCAACCGTATCCGCCTTAACTCCATCTAATAGGTTAGCTTGTTCTACATCAGTTAAAGTCTTGGCACTAATTGTAGCGGCTATTTGGTCACCAACTACAATTGATCTTGCACTACTAGATTCCTGAGTTCTGGTAATTGTAAAGGTATCAGTTGAAATGTTGGTTACTCGGACTATTTCTGCGTTTGTGGTTGAGGGGTCTACTCCTGTAGGCCATACTGTAGCGTTAAAAGATACCGCAGGGAATTTAGTACCCTCGCCTGCGGCTATTACTAAAGAAGTACCGCTATCTGCTGGCGATGGGGCTGTTGCTATGGTAGAGTAGGAAAAGTTTTTATGTGCATCTATTGCCATAACATAATTCTACTCTATTCCTATGGTTCTTTCTACTTTTTTGCCTTTTAATCTACTCTCAAAGCCGATAAAATACATTAGTTCACTTCCACTCGGTTCACTACTTAGTATTTTACCAGATTTCAATTCATAAGTGGCTGTGGTGTGTTCTCGATGTCGTCTATAAAAGATAAGTTTCTTTTTACCTAATATATCTTCACCAACCTGGATAGCTTTACCTCTAATATGGAATAGGCCGGTTATTAAATCGACTGTGTATCTTTGGGGTATTACATTTACTTGAGAGATTAGTGTAAACTGTGCGACTTGATCTAATTTTTGGGTAATGTCATAAAAACACGACCTTTTAGGGTCGGTAATAGATATATCTTCTTTGTTTTGTTTGTAGACTGTGCCGTCCTTGAAGGTGGCTTCGAAAAGGTACTTGAGCATTTTATTGCCTCTCTGCCTATTGTATTAGGCTAATCTGTTATGTCTTCAATTATTGATTCAGCTTCTTTGCGCGCTTCCTCTATTTTTGCTTGTTCTTCTGATAAAGTATTAGCTTCCTCGTGTTTATCTATTAAGTTTTCAATCTCAGCTGTGATTTTACTCGCGGGGAATTTAATGAAAGAGTTGTCTTCGAAAGTAGCTACAATCTCACCGTTATTATCTACGGTTAATTCGGCTGGTTCCTTTTTTTGTGTATTTGCATTAAATATAAGTTTGGTAGCCATTTTAGTTTTCGTTGTATTGTAAAGTCAGGGTAACTTGTGCTGTATCCCCGGCTGCTGCCGAACCTGTAGTTTGTAGTTGAGTTGTTAGAAAGTTGGTATAGGCTGGAACTGTTGAACTTGAAGACGCTTTACCAGTTGCTTCAGGACCAGTAGCGCTAAAGAATACCGCTACACCCGAGCCTATTGCTATAGCTGCCGTCATATCAGTTGTTAAGTTGGCGTTTGTAGTAGTAGAGGGTGTCGTATAAAGAAGCCTGTCGCCATCACCGGTACACGCTGGTGTACCTTTTAGCGTTAAACCTGTACCAAAGGCGGTTAATGTATGAGCAAATAAACCAGCAGATACTTGATTGTATGTTCCTGAAAAGTGTCCGAAAGTCCAAAGTTCAAAAGAGTTATTTCCTGCAGTAATAGGAGCAGCAGAATAAGCTGTACCCTCTGTATCAGTATTTTTCCAGTTATTAACAGTTACTCCACCAGTACGGGTTGTACCCTTTGTTGGCGATCCTGTTTGTGTTCCTGTATCACGGTCCCAAGCAAATGTCGCTGCCATATAGTTTTAATTATCTACTAAATAAAATAGTTTTGCAATAGTTATTCTCTACTTGGAATGATCCCACATTCACAGTTAGGATGTAAAGGTGGATTTTCTATATTCGTATAGTTTATATCCAAAAGCGCATCCCCAACACTAAGTTCATCTCCCAGATTAGCAAAATTCTCATCTAATCCTACCTTCGTTCCATCCAGCTCTGCACAAAAAGCACAAGCATCGGGGTTTGCATACCATACCATATAGGTAACAAAGCCTGTTTGTTTGTAAGCCATCCGGGTAGCGGCGTTACTGGCTCTTAGTGTTTCCGTTCTTGAAAGTCTCTCGGCGCGCCAGCCTCTAACATCGCTATCGTAAAATCCTGATAATTCCTTTGCTATTGCTTTTACACTTTTTCCTTCTTGCAGACCATCAACAATTATTGAACCTAGTGATTTAATAGTCTCATCATTAAAGCGATACTGCATTTTATGGAGAGCATCTTTAATATACTTTTGTACTTGTGGGGTTAGTTCAAACTCCAACTCATCTGCCCCGGCAAACTCTAACGCTAGTTGTCCTTGCTCGTCTGCCAAGTTTAATTCTATAGGCAGTAAAGAAGCTTCAAAGGCTTTTTCTGCTTCTCTAAGGTCAATCAAGCCATCCTCTACCGCTTTAACCACACCCTTAGTTCCTTTAGCGTTTATTTTCCGCCAGTTCCTTAATACCTCGGCCTTTTGATCTTCTAATACGGGAGCTAAGGCTTTCTTAAAGCGTCTTTCGTATAGTCGTTGTTTTCTTAAAAGGGAAAGTCTAAAGTTTTCTTTTACTTCTACGTCTAGATTCTTTTTTTTTACAGTTTTAGTAATAGTGATATGCCCTTTGGCTTCTTCTATTTGTGGGCTAATTGGCTCCGAGGTAGTTTCTTCGTCTAAGGGCATTGAATTAAATAATACCCTTAACTTCTCACCCCCCTCGGCATCTTCTAATCCATATTCTTGACGTATCTCATTTCTGGTAAGCCAAGTATCTACACCGGCTTTTCTTTCTTCTAGCTCAAATGTTTTATCAGCCGGTATTATATTTTCGTGGGTAACTGTTAGCTGTTCGGTGGGATAGTATCTTTTAACTAGTGTTTGTAAGAAGTTATCTATCAAGTCCATCTTTGGCTCGATAGTCCGTTTAGCAAAGATATACTCAAGGGTTTCCACACTAGCTCTGCCAAATCCCTGACCTGTTTCCTCACCTAGTAAAGCCTTGGGTACTCTAAACATTCTCAATACTTCACCTACAGTTAAATCTTTTAGAGCTTGCATATCTATCTCATCAAGCCCTAGAGATGTTTTAGTAAAGCTAATCTCACTTTGTCTGATAAGAGCCGTCTTGCCGGCGTTCTTTGTACCTTCGTATTGCTCACGCCATTTTCTTGAGAATATCTTAAAATTCTCTTTTGATATGTCCCCTTTAACTGAAATAATACCGGCAGGAGAGGCGTTATTCTTAAAGAAGTTCTTTGTAAATAGCCTCGTGCTTTCCTCAGTCTCGATATAATCTATAGCCGCTTCAACGATTCCATAGCCTCGATAGGGGTTGTTTGGATTAAAGGTTTTAATATGACCTATCTCCTCTGCTTTAAATAAAGTTTCGGTTCCATTAGCTTTTCTTAGGCAATAACCAATAACCTCGCCGGTGTCATCAATCTTTAGACCCATCTTATCCGGGGGAAGTAGATATATCTCGGAGCCTTTAGAAATATTGGGTTTGCCAGTTAAACTACCGATAGGTATATACCAAAAGGATTCGCCGAGAATATCAATGTAGGTTTGGGTAGCTTTGAATAAATCGAACTGGGAAACTCCAACCTGTGGGTTAGCGATTAATTCTAAGAAAGGATGGGTGCTGAGAGGCTCTAGGTGGCCGTCAACTTGCCGTTTATTTAAATAGGGTTGATAATCTCCTACCTCATCAGATATTAAATTAACCGCCGCGAACACGATTCCTTTATACTTGCCTAACTTCCTAGTGTCTGCATAGTTACCGAACAGTTGATTAAAAGCAAAAGCACTATCACTATTATCTACTCCGCCAACAAGAGATTTGGCTATATTATTTAAACTTTCGGCTATCCTAGTTCTTAAAGACATCTAATCCTCATTATCAACAAAATCACTTTCTAACTCGCTAGTATCCTCATTATAGTCTAAATCGTCTGGTTCCGAAAGAGTATCTCCTATAACAACAAAATCACCGCCATCCCCCTCCTTTAGATAACTTATTCCGTATCTAACTGCATCAAGGGCGTGGTTCCAAACATCTTCGGGAGTATTCTCTGGTTTGCCATCTTTATTAAGTTTCCATTTATAATTGCGGTATTCTTTTATTAAATTGATAGAGGACTTAGTCACTTTAATCTTTTGATCTTGGACTAACTGAATTCCGTAATTTACACTTCCTGAACCCTTTACTGAAGGTACAGCATTAAGATCATATAGTTTTATCTCTTCAATACTTTTAGGCTCGGCGCTATCACAAATAACTACTGCTTCAGACCATTGTTTAATTAAGGCGGCTATTTGATTATTAGTTAGTCCGGTACGGTATAACTTCTCATCTAAGATATACCCACCATCAAGATAATAGATTGCTATTACCGCCGTAGGATCATTGGTATAACCAAAGTCCAAACCATACCCTTCTAATCTCGCTTCTTCCGGTATATGGTCAATAAATTCCCAATCTGTATAAATACTACCTTCTAAAATCCCTATCTCCCCAAGACCGTATATTCGCCACCAATTCTCTCGATCCTTCCTCGATTCAATAGATATTTTTATTCTTGGGTCAACCGCTTCATTATCCAAATAAGTAAGTTTAAGGAAATCGTGATCTTGTTTAGGTATCACGTCGGTATGTACCCAGAACTCAGAGACAGGGTTGTAGTCTAAGATAATCTCTCTATTACTTCTAACCTCTAGCTGATCATATATTTCGTAGGGGATGTTGTTTACCTCGTTAATAAACAGTACATCACGTCTTGGGCCTCTTACCTTGCCCACCTCGTCAATAGCGAAGAACTCCATTGTCGCACCGGTTTCAAAGGTATAGATTTTATCAGTACGATTATATAAATCCTCACGGTAATAATTATGATCCTGCATTATGTTGAGGAAGTCTCTTAAAGCACCGCGCTTGAGGTGAGGTAGGCTCTCAGATACAACGGAGATGGATAGCTTTTCTCTTTGGGCTTTATCTATGAGGTAAAGGAGAATACCGATTGTCTTACCGGCGGCAGTACCACCTTGTATTATTCTAATCCGTTTGGTTAGACTCTGGATTTTCTGTAGGGCCTGGGTCTTCTGGTACAGCATTTATTTGTCCTAATATGGGAATGGGTTGACCACCACTAGTTATATCTACTGATTTCTTTTCTCCAAACACTTCATGCTCCATTCGTTCTAAGGCGAACTCTACTCTAGCTTTTTTAATCTTACCCCTCACCCACTCTGCTCTAGCAGCCTCAACTCTATTCGCAAAGTCCGCATCGGCTTTTTTCCAACGGATAATAGTATCTTCACTTTTTCCAATATACATACAAGCATATTTCTGTATAGGAGAATCTTTGTAGTATTCTAGGTATTTTTCTTTTTCGTCTAAATTATCCTTCATCTTCTATCACCACTTTAACAACTTTATCACTTTCTATTTTACCTAAATCCAAAACGCTAGTATCGTCTGTGGATAACACTACTTTTATTTCAATATCGTTTGATACCAGTTTTCTACTTTGTACTTGTCTAATTTCCGCTAGGAACTCTTTAATCATTTAATTTTACCATAGCCATATCTTCATAGTTTAATCGCTTCATACTTTTATCTTTCCCGAACTCGCTTCGCATTCTATTTACTTCCCGACAAAACTCTAGCAACTTATTATCATTAAAACCTTTTAGGTTATCTGGTACATATAAAGCTAGATCGTATTTCTTTGGTATTTTTATCCCACCTTTTTTTATATTCTCCTCTGGAACGTATAAGTAATATTTATACTCTGCGTCCGCTATCGCCTCTAAATACCTTTGATACTGGCCTCTCTTGACATAAATCCGGTAATCGTATCCTGCTCTTGAGATATATTTAAGGCTGGTTTTAGCAAAAGTCTTGGGTCTGTTTTTACTTTTAACGATAGTTATTAATTTCATGGTACAACAGGCATCCATACCCCGTTTAATTTCTTAAATTTATACTGAACTACACCTTCAGGCCAAAGTATCTGGTTGTGATCGTTATGGCCAAACTTTGTTTCCCAATCAATATAGTTGGTCAATCCTTGCCGTTTCAACCAAAGGCTTGCATTAACATCTGGCCCCCAGGGTTCGTTATTATATTCATAAGGTAGAGACAAATAGTTATCTTTGCTTATTAAATATCCATAGAACCCACCAGCATCAATTTCCTCGTAACCTTCTTTGGGCAGCATAGTTACCGCTTCGGTTGGGTCGTTTATATTATCTACTTTCCATGCACCAATATAATTTTTATGCCAACGTCCTACTTGGACTCCTTCGATAATACCTATCGTACCGGTATAAAACTGTAACCATTTATCTATATCTAAATTTTCAAAGACTGTATCATCCTCTAACCCTAAAACAAAGTCGGCTTCAAAACTTGCTACCGACTCTTTACTTTGTCTTTTTATCTCGGCTATTCGTTTGCGTCTTTCAATCGGCCTTACTTCGTTAGGTTGCCATTCTCGATTTATCTTTATGGTAAAACCTCGATATTGTTCTTCTATTTGTCCTAGTCTTGAGGCTATATAAGGATCGTCAATATCTACAATAAAAACCAAATTGATTAACCCCTTTGGATAATTTAATGCTAACAGGTTCTCAATCCAACGATCTACGGCCCAACCTCTTGTAAAAGCACAAAAAATAGTTATGATAACTTGTTGCAAAGTCCCTCCAAAATAGAAATATAGGTAGGTAAAAGTTTTTCCCAGCTAATACTCTCGGCTATAGCATCCGCCTTCTTACTTTCAATTAATAATTCTTCTGGTGTCATATTGGCAAACCACTCCATCTTTTCGGCTAATGCCTTCGGGTCGGCCTCATAAACTTCAATATCTGTTCTTGCTTTAAAGGTAGTTTCTAATTTAGCTGGTACTAACCATTCTTTAGGTAACAAGGTATTCTGCGGTTCTAAATCGGTCATTATTACTGGCATCCCTACCGACAAGGCTTCATTCATTGGCAAGCAGTTTCCGCCATAACGTCTAGGCAAGACTAGTACGCTCCCGGCTTTATATAATTCCCAATAATCGGCTACCTCATTTGAAAGACCCCAGATAATTCTTTTGTCTGTTGTACGAGACTCAATCGGCACAGATTTTTTTAAACTTTCTGGATCTCTACCAACAATCATAAGTTTAACTTTGGGATCATTTGTTACTTTCAACGCCTCTAAAATTGAGATCGTACCATTACGGTCTTTATAAGTTGTCAATCCTATGTTGTGTTGGAAAAAGTCAAGGGTTTTAATTTCACGATAAGGTAATAGTTGTCGATCTACTGGAAAATGTAAATAGGTAGTAGGGCCAAACTGCTCAATTTCTTTTAT